TGTCAGATCTAACAGAACTTGAAGCATTTGCTACAAAGAAAACAACTAAACAGATACATAAGAAAAAAGGTACTAAGAAAAAGGATGTAAATCCTGATGAAGGTTATGACCCTGCAAATATAAAAGAGGGTGAAATGTATTATGATCCAGAAACTGGTACATATTATGACATTGACTAGAAAACTAACAACTACAGTACCCCCTAAAAGAGGGCCTAATCCACAAGGGTTGAATATTCCTTTAAAACAAGTTAAAACTATAACATCGGAGAAAATAAATGGCAGAAATAGACAAAGCTTTACCGAACGTAAGGCAAACAATAAATATTCCTGATCCCCAAGAAGTAGCTATTGCAGAGCAAGAAGTTCAGCAAGATGTTGAAAATCCTGTTGATGTACAACAGAATGAGGATGGAAGTGTAGATATAAATTTTGATCCAAAAGCAATGAATCCAGGGCAGGATCAAGGTCATTATTCCAATTTAGCAGAATTACTTCCTGAAAATGTTTTAGATAAAATAGGAAGCGATCTTCATGCAAATTATACAGATTATAAATCTTCTAGAAAAGAATGGGAAAGATCATATGTCAGTGGTTTAGATCTTTTAGGATTTAATTATAATGATAGATCAGAACCATTTAAAGGTGCATCAGGTGCAACTCACCCGGTACTTGCTGAAGCTGTAACTCAGTTTCAAGCTTTAGCTTATAAAGAATTATTACCAGCAGAAGGTCCAGTTAGAACTCAAATTATTGGGCTACCAACTCCTGATAAAGAACAACAGTCTCAGAGAGTTAAAAATTTCATGAACTATCAATTAATGGATCAGATGAAAGAATACGAGCCAGAATTTGATCAAATGTTATTTAATTTACCATTAGCTGGTTCTACATTTAAAAAAGTTTACTATGATGAATTAATGCAAAGAGCAGTTTCTAAATTTGTTCCTGCAGATGATTTAGTAGTTCCATATACAGCAACTTCATTAGACGATTGTGAATCTATTACTCACATGGTTCGAATGACAGAAAATGAATTAAGAAAACAACAGGTGGGAGGATTTTATAGAGATATAGAAGTTAATCCTTCTTACATGAATGAATCTGATACAGAGAAAAAAGAAAGAGCATTAGAAGGAGTCTCTAAAGGAAGAGACGAGAGAATGTACACTATTTTAGAATGCCATGTTAATTTAGATCTAGAAGGATTTGAAGACATGGGCGAAAATGGAGAACCTACAGAAATTAAATTACCTTATATTGTAACTATTGAAGATGGAACAAGAAAAGTTCTATCTATTAGAAGAAATTACGAAGTCGGTGATCCACTGAAAAAGAAAATTAATTATTTTGTTCACTTTAAATTTTTACCAGGACTTGGTTTTTATGGTTTTGGTTTAATACATATGATTGGTGGACTATCAAGAACAGCAACAGCAGCTTTAAGACAATTATTAGACGCTGGAACTTTATCAAACTTACCTGCCGGATTTAAGATGCGTGGAATTAAAATGAGAGATGAAGCGCAATCTATTCAACCTGGAGAATTTAGAGACGTCGATGCTCCTGGTGGAAACTTAAAAGATGCATTTATGTTGCTTCCGTTTAAGGAACCTTCACAAACTTTATTAGCACTTATGGGTGTCGTGGTACAAGCAGGACAAAGATTCGCATCTATTGCGGACCTGCAAGTGGGTGATGGGAATCAACAAGCAGCTGTGGGCACGACCGTAGCTATGCTAGAAAGAGGATCGCGTGTAATGTCAGCGATTCATAAAAGATTATACGCTGCGATGAAAAAAGAATTTAGTTTATTAGGAAGAGTTTTTAAATTATATCTACCCCCGATATATCCATACGATGTTGTCGGTGGTCAAAGACAAATCAAACAAATGGACTTCGACGATAAAGTAGATATACTGCCAGTTGCAGATCCAAATATATTTTCTCAGACACAGCGAATTTCTCTTGCTCAAACGGAACTGCAATTGGCGGCTTCAAATCCGCAAATTCATAATCAGTATGAGATTTATAGAAATATGTATGAAGCTTTAGGAGTAAAAGATATTGACCTAATTTTAAAAAAACCACCTCAACCAATGCCAAAAGATCCGGCATTGGAGCATATTGATGCTTTAGCTGGTTTACCTTTTCAGGCTTTTCCAGGACAAGATCATAGAGCGCATATGACAGCGCATTTGAACTTTTTAGCTACTAATATGGTTAGAAATGCACCTGCAGTGGGCGCTTCAATAGAGAAAAACTGCTTAGAACACATATCTTTGATGGCACAAGAGCAAATTGAGCTTGAATTTAAGGATGAATTACAACAATTAGCACAAATGCAACAAATGGCGCAACAAAATCCGCAAATTCAGCAACAAATGGCGCCTTTACAGCAAAAAATTGAATCTAGAAAAGCTATTTTAATAGCTGATATGATGGAAGACTTCAAAAATGAAGAGAAAAAGATTACTTCTCAATTTGACCATGATCCAATTGCTAAATTAAGAGCTAGAGAGCTTGATATTAGAGCTATGGATAATGAACAGAAGAGAAAAGAAGCACAAGAGAAGTTGAATATTGATAGAATGAAGGCTATGATGAATCAAGGCGTTCAAGAAGAAAAACTTGATCAAAATGAAGAACTGGCTAATTTAAGAGCTGATACTTCACTTGAAAAACAAGAGATGGCGAACGAAAATAGATTAACGCTCGCTAAAATGAAACCAAAAACAAATGGGAGGACATAATGGCTTGGAAAGGCTATGCTAGTACAAAAAAAGCAAAAGTAATTGAAACTCCAAGGGTTGATAATAAAAAACCTAAGGATAAGCAACCTGTAACAGGAACAAGAGCTGCTAGAAAACAAAAACCAGTAACTTGGAGTTAATATGGCATTTCCAATTTTTGGTGCGCTTAAGCTTGCTTTAAACGCTGGTACGCATATATTTAAAAAGCGTCAAGAGTCTAAGATGGCTATGGCGGATGCACAATTTTTGCATGCGCAAAAACAAGCCCGAGGTGAGGAATCTTACCAAGGCAAACTTTTAGAAGCCCGACAAAATGATCTAAAGGACGAGATCGTCCTCATCATTATTTCGGCGCCCATAATCGTCCTTGCCTGGGGAGTCTTCAGCGATGATCCGGCAATGATGCAGAAGATAGAATTATTCTTTCATCATTTTGGATCTTTGCCCTTGTGGTTTCAAACACTTTGGATTACAGTCGTAGCCAGCATTTTTGGAATAAAGGGAACACAAGTGTTCCGTAACGGAGGATCCAAGAAAAAATAAGGAGAAAAAAATATGAGAAATGACAACAAGCCTTGGAAAAGACAAGGATACAAATCTGGTGGAAGAACTGGAAAACAATTCGGTGGACCATTAGCTCAACCACTTGCTCAACCGGGTGCTCAACCATTAGTTCGACCTGGTGTTGCGCCTGTTAGACCGCTTGGTTTTAAAGGTGGCAAAAGGGTCAAAGGAGTTCACGGCGGTGTACTTGCTAGACCAGTAGCTAGACCCCTTGGATTTAAAAAAGGTTCAAAATCTTCAAACGTTTATAAAAAAGGCGGAAAAGCATAACTGTGTCTAAAAAACAGAAAGAAAAGACACAATTAAAAGCTAGTTACAATTTGGGAGAAATAACACTTCCAAAACCAGAAAAATATATAGGAAAATTTATTAAAGCTGAAGTAGATGGTAAAAAACTTTCTAATCCAAGCTACGTGAAATATTATAAAGATATAGTTTAATGGATCCATTAGCGATCGTTGCAAAACTACAAAAAATTCTAAAAGACAATCTTCAACGTGTTGGTGACACTATGATTAGTGGAGGTGTTGACAATATGGAGAAATATCAATATATGTTAGGACAGGCTCGTACTTATCAGTACATGCTACAGGAAATCTCTAACCTGCTAAAAGAGAAGGAGCAAAAAGACGATGAAGGAAACATTATTGACTTCGGAAAAGGAAGTCCCAAAGCATAAAAATGCTTTGCAGGAAAAATACAAATCAGAAGAAAAAGAACCTTTAAATCCAGACAATATTCAAAAATCTCAGCTCCCCACTCCCAGTGGCTGGAGACTATTGGTGCTGCCTTTTACACCTCGAGAAAAAACTAAAGGCGGGATTCTTATTGCACAGGAATCTTTAGAAAAATTACGCATCGCTACTAATTGTGGCTATGTGATAAAAATGGGGCCGTTGGCTTATCATGACCATGATAAATTTCCAACGGGACCGTGGTGCAAGACCGGAGATTGGATAATCTTTGCCCGTTATGCGGGATCGAGACTACCGATCGAAGGTGGTGAAGTGCGCATCTTGAACGATGACGAGGTTCTAGGAACTATTAAGGATCCTGAATCCGTGCTTCATCATAATTAATCATAGGAGGAACTATGCCAAAAGACGAAAAAACAATTGATATTGATACATCCGGACCGGGTGTAGATATTGAATTGCCAGAAGAAAAAAACAAAGAAAAGGAGTTAGAAAATGAAGCTACTAAAGACAGTGCTAAGCCCGCTGACACACCTGAGAAATCTAGTGAGCAGTTGGATGTTCGAGATAGCTCGGACAGTAAAGACTCGGAACCAAAGAAGGAAGAAGTAGAAGAGAAAAAAGAAGAACAACAAGAAGAGAAACAAGAAGCTGAAACCAAAGTAGAAGAAAAGAAAGAATTAGAGGAATACAGTGAAGGGGTTAAAAAAAGAATTGCGAAGCTGACCAAGAAATGGCGTGAAGCTGAACGGCAAAGGGAAGCCGCTTTGGATTATGCTAAAGGCGTTCAGGTTGAGCATTCTCAGTTAAAAACTCGATTTTCAAGACTAGAGCCTGATTATGTTAAGGCGCTTGAAAGTAGAGTCGTATCCGGAATTGATGCGGCTAAAGCCAAACTCCACACGGCAAGAGAAGCAAACGATATTAATGCTGAAGTTGAAGCTCAAAAGTCTATTGCTCAACTTGGTATTGAAGAAGCGCGGTTGAATGTTTTAAAAGAACAACAGTCACGAGCTAAAGAAAGAGAGGTAAGAACTCCCTCTTTAGATCAAGCGATTGCACCTCAACCCGCAGACCCTAAAGCAGAAGCATGGGCGGAAAATAATGAATGGTTTGGAAAAGACAACGCCATGACTTATTCCGCTTTTGATTTGCACAAGAAACTAACCGAGGAGGAAGGGTTTGACCCTAAATCCGATGAATATTATGTTGAGGTTGATAAACGAATGCGTCTTGACTTTCCACATAAATTTGTTAATACTAAGTCTCAGGAATCGACTAAACCTACACAAACAGTAGCATCCGCTACGCGAAGTGTAAAACCAGGTCGCAAAATAGTGAGACTCACATCGTCTCAAGTAGCAATTGCTAGAAAATTAGGTGTGCCACTTGAAGAATATGCGAAACAATTAAGAATCACGAAGGAGGCATAAGCATATGACCAATGAAAAAATAAAAACTTCCCGTGCGAGCCAGAGTAGAGAACAAACAAAACGTAGAACTACATGGACTCCACCATCATCTTTAGATGCACCCCCTGCGCCTACAGGATTTCACCATAGGTGGATAAGATCCGAAACTATGGGTTTTGATGATACAAAAAACATGGCCGGAAAAATAAGATCGGGTTATGAATTAGTGAGAGCTGATGAATATCCAGAATCTGCATATCCAACGGTGAATGAAGGCAAATACAAAGGGGTAATCGGAGTTGGTGGCCTTTTGCTGTCAAGGATACCCGACGAGCTCGTTAAAGCGCGCGATGAGTATTTTAGAAAAATGACTCAGGATAAAGACGACGCGATTGAAAGCGATCTCTTGAAGGATCAGCACCCAAGTATGCCAATCAATGCTGAGAGGCAGACTCGTGTAACCTTCGGTGGTACTAAGAAAGACTAATTTATTAGCGATTCTT